ATGCTGAAGACTTCGAAAAAAATTTCTTTTGATGTAAATTTTAAGAAGGGCATTTTAAATGCCCTGATTTTAATCGATTATAAGGTTCAGTGGGTTCAAACTCACAGCTTCTGACAGATGATCTGGCGCAAAATGAGCGTAGCGCATAGTAACTTTA